ACGATATAGGTCATGCCCAGCCCTTCCCGTCGGGCGTACCGACGAAGAGCCCGGGCGTAGGCACGCCTGCAGTCGGCGCCTTGGCAGCAACCTTGACCGCGTCGAGCCCGCCGAACGGCTGCCCTACCGCGTAGACGTTGGAGTTGTCGTTGTACGGCCCGCGCACGTACGGATCGGCCACGAACACCTTGTGGTCGAACTCATACTCAATCTCGCGATGTTTCTTCCTCTGGAAGTCCGGGTCCGCTTGGCTGACCAGGGCGAGATAGGTGTACGCGCGGGTCGTGACCCGCGTCGGGGGTTTATAGAGAGCCATGATTTGATCTCGAATGGCGGCCGGGAGCGACCCCGTTTAACCACGCCCGGAGGTAGGATTTGAACCTACGTTATCCTTGCGGATTACGCTCTGAGGGGCGCCAGACTCCCCAACTCCAGGCATGGACCGCTTCTCGAATGACGCGAGCAATGCGCGATTGAGCTTTTGCGTCAGGGGGTGACGGAGAAACCGGCGGAGTTCTTCCGCCTCATCGAAACGGGTCGTCGTCCTCGGCTGCCCGGGTTCCGTCGAAGTCATTGCGGATCTCCCGGGAGAAGTAGCCGCCGACGGAATCGGCGTCCATTAACTCACGATACGTCTTGGGCGGCACATCGGCGTAACTCCAGGTCTGCCCGGAGAGAAACTGGACGGTCAGCGTCTTGGTGGCCTCGTCGTAGCCGACGGCCTTGATGTTGGAGGACTCAACCGGCATCAGGGGTGCCATTTTTCTTCCTCGAACCAGTCCGAAGACGGCCTCCCGCCATTTCTGGCACGTGCTGCATGACCACATAGCGTCACGCCTCGACCGGCCACAAAGCCTCGTGGGTCATTCATTTTTCACAGTGTCGAGCACGCTTGAGGGCCGCACCCATCGTCCAACAATCGTCGAAGTGGCCAGCTATTTTGAGAAATGCCGCCGGATAAGGTTGAACTTCTTTGTACCTCTCAGACACACCAAAAGGGTCCACCACCGGCTGCTCCCAGCCGTGATCTTTAAAATAGCGGCACAGCAAGCAGTCATTCGGATCAGAGTAGTCGTATCTCTCGCGCGGATCTCTTGTCTCAAGCCACGCCACAAGGGTGCGCAGCGAAAACGGATCGGCCTTTGTTCTCTGTCGCCATTTCGGATCGTAGAGCATCAGGGACACCTGTGCGGTTGGCCGTCATACCCCCCGCCGGCGGGGGTGCTTGCATGACCACATAAGCGTCACGCCTCGACCGGCCAACCCAACCATTGCAGTCCTTGATATGTGCCAAGTTCACCCAGCAGCAATGTACCGCTGCTGCCATCGTGTACCAGCGTGTCATTTTCCAGCAGGCCGCGCGCGACCGACTCGTGCACGATGGAATAGAAATACTGCGCCCAGCGGCGCTTCTCCCCGTCGTACATCCCAGAGTCCACCCTTGCCGTCGAGGTAGTAGGCGGGACCCAGCCGCACTCCGCGCAGCGGCATCAGCACCCCGGGGCGCGTGATGACAGCTGGCGCTGCCACAGCGACCAAGCCTGCCAACAATCCTCGGCGTGAGATCACAGATCACACCGCGAGGTCAGGAGAAACCAGTGATAGTCGCTGCGCAGACCGATGGTGAGGCACACGTACTGCTCTGGGCGGATAAGGCTCATTTCCCCATCCTGCCCCACAGCAGGGGGTGTTATCCAGCCCCGAACAGGTCCTCGTTATCGAGCCCAAGCGGCTCGGTGCTCGAGGCTTCGTATGCGATGGGTGCTTCGGGTTCAAGGTCGTAGATGCGCGATGCGGCGTCGAGCAAGTCTTCGTACTGCCCGAACGGGTGCTTGACCATCTCGTCGACGAAAGCCCTCGTCACGTCGTAGACGTCGTTATTCTCGTCCCGGCGCTTGATGGCGGTCACAATCCGGTGCCGCTGCGCCGTCGCTTCGCATTCCTGCTGGCGCTTCGAGAGGTTGATCATCTTTCTGTAGATGACTTGGCCGACCGAGAACTTCTTCGGCAAGTTCTGCGCCTCGCGGCGCTTTTCATGCTCCTCGGTCCACACAGACCAGTAGCAGAGCCCGCCGTGGTCGGGGTTGTGCGCCACACATGGCAGATAGAAGCGGCCCTCGCGAATGTCCGGCTCGAGCCTTTCGATCCGATCGTTCTTGGAGTGCCCACCCTGCTTCGGCGTGTTCAACTCCTCGATCAGGAAGTGCTCGTTCTCCCGGTTCATCAGGTCTTCGATGACTTCAGTGTCGACCTGCGCGCCGTAGCGCTCGTATCCCACCTTTACGTCTTGCACGCCTGGATGGGTGAGCCACTTCTTGCGCGCGGCTTTGATGAACTCCCAGCGCTCAGTGAGCTTGCAGCGATGCCGCATCCCGTCGAGGAGATACTTGTTTCCGCCCTGATCGATTCCAATGATCGCAATAGCAGTTCGGTCGGAACGCTCGCCGGACCCCTTGGAGGGGTCCACCAGGATATACACATTCATCACCGCCGGGAAAACTTCGTAGGTGTGCAACCACGTCGAGCGGAATGTCGCCTCGCTGCCGGCAATCGGGTTGAGCAGGAGTTGCGCGGAGACGGTCGAACGCTGGTCGCGCTTGATCTCGTCCCACCTCTTCGGGCTCAGAAACACCGGCTTGCCGGTGAGCAGGCCATCGTCGGTGGCCGGGTAAATGCGAGGTTTCAGCGAGCCGCGCTCGATCACCACGCCGCAAGTGTCGGCATAATGATAGCGCGTGGCCGGCATCCACTTGCGCACGCCAAGATGGGAGCCAAGGTTGTCGGCCATCTCCCAGCGAGCCGTTGTTTTTCGGATCGACTCGTCGGAGAGAAAGTCCTGCGTCACCACGTCATCGTAGACGTGGAGGTTGAAGTGCCTCGAGGTGGGCTGCCCGTCGAGGAGTCCGTGCGCCTCGATGGTCGCTTCCTTGGGGTTGCCCTTGCGCTTGACAGTGAGACCGCGAGCTAGGCTCCATTTCGCTGGCCGCCCGTCCGGGCCGCGGGTGCGCGGATTGGAGTAGAGCACGTCCGGGTACACCTCCTTGAGGTGCTCGTTGTTCTCGAACTCGTCCTTGATCTGCGCCAGGAAGGCTCCGGCGATCGGCTTAATGACGCTAAAGATAGCGATCGTTATTTCAGGATCGCGCAGAACCTCCTGGATGCAGCCGGCGAACGTGATGATCGAGCTTTTGTAGTGAAACCTGGCCCATAAATCGATGTAGCCGTCGGGGTCCGCCTCAACCTCCCGGCATCGATCGAACAGCCAGGGATGCACCGCATCCTTGCGCCCGAGGAGGCCTGTCAGCAGGTAGTAGCGGTCGTTGCAGCCAAGCAGCGCCGCGTTGTTGGGGTCTTTGGTGAAGCGCTTGTACGTGTGGAGCGTACGGTATTTGAACCTCGTCTCCTCGAAGTCGAGGTACGGAAGGTCCTCGATGATGAAGCGGGAGAGCCAATGGTTCTCGCCGGTCAGATAGCGCGTACCACGCAACTCTCGCGGCATTGGACAGCGCGTACATCAATGTACGCGGCGTACAATCAGGCGGCGGGCTTGGTGGCGTCCTTCGCGAAGATCGCGGCGACACCGGCGAAAATCGCAGTCATAGGATCGACCGCGATGCCAGGGACCGAAACGCCAAAGTAGCCCAGTGCGCCCGTTGCGAGCAGCACGATGCCTGGGACAGTGGTTTTCCAGTTGGAGAGCGCCAACTTGAGGGCTGCAAGCACGCTAGACATGACACACTACCTTTTCTGCTGGGTTGAGAGATTGTGGCTCGGTCCCCTGTGACGCCGGGGTGATCATCCGATTTGACAGCGCCCTGACCACACGGGGAAGGTTGGCCAATCGGCGAACCAGTCGGGGGAAATCTTGTTGTGATCGAGGGCGGTGTAACCGCGGTGGCCGCGCCTGTTGCGACGTAGCTCGATCGCGACCTTCTCACGCGCTGCGGCGACGCAGCTGGGGCACGCGAGGACGTCGGGGTTCCACTGTTGCCCGTCCTCCTGCCAGATGAAGCTGCCCTTGCGTACGAAATCGATGTTGTGGCGGGTGCAGGTATACGTCCCCTTACGGCGACGTTGGAACGCGGTCATTTCTTGGCGGCGACGTCGCTTTGGTAAGCGCGTTCCCAGGCGCGGATTTGCTCGGCCATGGGGTCGCGCTCGTCGTGCTGGATGACCAGGGGCGAGGAGCCGACCGCCTTCGCTGTGTCGCCGTTTGCTGGCGGCGGCAGCAAGATGCCGATTGGATCGTCGCCGTATTTTTTCGGCCCCATCTTGGAGAGCCAATAGTGCCGCTCCTCGAGACGCGTCCTGGTCTTGAATTGCGTCTGCTTGTCCTCGACGACGCGCGGCGCGTCGGGGTCCTTGTCGTCAAGGCGCTGGTCGACCACCTCGTCGGCTATCTCGATGCACTCGTCGGCCATGTCCTCCATCCGACAGATCATGGCGATGGCGTAGGCGCGGGCGAACTCGAGGTTCTCCTCGAGCCAGCGATAAATGGTCGGTCGTGATGGAAGCTCGGGCGAGGACTTGCATATCTTGCGCATCGACTCGCCGGCCGCGAGACGCTCGCAGATCGCATCGGCAACGGTCTTATCGTAGGTGCTCGGCCGGCCAACGGGGCGCGAGGTGAGGACTAACTCAGCGAACGCCATCGGATTGCACTGATCTTGTAGAGAGAGGCGGCGCGGTTGATGACGCGATAATCGATGGCACCCTTGGCGCGCAGCAGCCGCAAGGTGCGGTCAGCACTCGCCGGTGCACAGCCCAGGCGCCCACCGACAAAGGACTGCAGGTCCCGTGCATTGAAGCTACGGCCGCGGCCTACGCGATGAACGAATTTGAAGACCTCGCGCTTGAGGTTGCCCACGTCAGCCGCCCGCGCCTTTGGCGAGGCCAAACTTGCGCTTCTTTACAGCGGAGTTGGCAATGCGCACGGCCTTGCCCTCGTCGCCACTGTCAGCCAGCACCTTGTTCGCGACCGTGCTCCATTGCTTCTTCGCAGCTGGGGATTTGGCCTTTTTGGTATGGCGGGCAGGGCCGTCGTCGGGAGACCATGACATGATGAGGTCCGATTCGCGGAGGCGGTGGTGGGCGGTGCCGGCGTGGGTGCGGCCGTCGCTTCTCGTGCCCGCCGTGCTCGCGGCTGCGGTCGGCATGATCGTTGGGCAGATCGTGACCGCCGCCCCTCCCAAACCGCCGGACACCAAAGAGCTTGATGCCTGCATCAGCGAGCTTTGGGAGTTCGGTCACATGCGCGGTGGCGTCAGTCCCGACAAGGTCGTGCAGTGCGTGTTCGCGATGGAAGAGGCCTCGAGGCAACTCAAGAGACGCCCATGAGGATGCTCTTTTGCATTTTGGTGCTGCTCACCATGGGCTGCTCGATCATGGCAGCAATCAAGGACGAGCACTCGCCAATCTTGGCCGCGGTGACCGTCTGCGCCTTCGGTTTGGGGCTACTCATCTACGTGGTTGGGGACCACCTTCGAAGCAGCCGCCGATGCCCGAACTGCGGGTATGCAGAAGAAGAGGAGAGCTTCCCTACCGAGCCGCCCGGCGGCGCTTCGCCTGCTTGACGTGCTTGCCGCGCTTTACACCGCGCTTTACATAGCGCTTCTTCTTCGACGGTAGCTCGGCGGCAGCTGCGGCCGGCGTTGGCCCAACCCAGGCCAGGATCTTCTCGGCTGCAGCCCACATCGCCTCGAGGTCGATCGGACCGTTAGACGTGATGCTCTTGCGCAGCAATCCGCTCGTGGCCCGACGCAGCCATGTCGCTTGGCAATGGTTCCACTCGACAGCGTTAAACGGACCGTACACGCAAGCGATACCATGCTCGGCCGCGATCTTGTGGAAGCGCCGCGCCGTGTCAGAGCCAGGGCGCCCAATGCCGGTCATATCGACCGCAAGGCCATAGCTGTGCAGGCTATCGAACTTGTCCCGAAATCCACCAACGCCAAAGGCTGGCGGCCGGTAAGCCGAGAAGATGCCCGCCTCGGGCATGCCATCGGCTCGAGCTTCTCTAATCGTATCGGCGAGCCGTTCGGCAAAGTCGGGATGCAGGCGGCCGATCGCCACCTCGGCGCCCTGCCGCTCCATCGTATAGCCGGGCGTGGCGGTCTCGACGAGATAGTCGCGGACCGCCGCTTCGGTGCCAGCCTGCGCAGAGCACGCCATCATGCAGGCGAGCGCAAAAGCGCCAACGGCGGTTACACACCGCGGCTTGAGTATCCTGGCCCACTCGGCGGGGGTTAAATCCCGCAAGCGTTTGGGCGCGGGGGTTACTTGCAACCCAACGCCTTGAGCGCTCCGTCCAGGCTTCCGTCGCGTTTCATCTGCTTGAGCACGTACTCGAGGGTGTGCATCTTCGCGATACGCAGCGAAATCCCAGGCGGGTACTGAACGATCAGGGGTGCGGGCATGTTCGAGGCTTCCTTCGTCCCGTCATTGCCCGAGAAGGTGATCCGCAGGTAGGGAATCGGCTTCTCGGTCATCAATAGACGCCTTTGGGCTGATGCTCGGGATCGTTCACCTCACGCAGATCCTCGACCGTTGGGCCGGGACGCGCGAAGGAGGAACGCTCGCTGAAATTCTGTGGGCGGATGACTTGAATGGAGCTTTCCGGTAGGGCCGAAGTTTCGGGGCGCGTAACCACATACTCGCGGCCTCGTTCCGCCTCATCTCGGTTCGGGAGAACGCCAAAGGCGTAGTTGCCCGCCATCGGACTGGGCGTAATGCCAGGATTAGCCTCGGTCACCGTGTCCAGCTGCATCGGCGCGAATTGCCGGATCGGGTTCGGCCGCGGCAATGGCACTCCGCTGGGCAGCAGAGCACGGCGCTTCTGACGCAGCGCCTTCTCCTCGTCGGCAGTGAACTCGAATTGGATTTGCTGCTCGGCCATCAGGACAAAAGCTCTTGTTTGCCACGTCTGCGTGGAGGTGGGGCGGCCCCAACGCCCGTCGAACCCTGCAGCCAATCTTGAGACCGCGGAGCGGCGTTTGCCACGCGCATCGCCTTCTCTTCGTCGGCGGTGAACTCAAATTGCTGGGGGGAATTGAGGTCGTCGTCAGCCATCAGGGCCGCCCCATCGGTCGGACAACCTTCTCGGTCAATGCCTCGACCGGGAAGGAGGAGCGCTGAATATCGTCATCGCCCACCCAGCCAACTACGACGTGCCCTTCGGCCGCTGAGTCGCCGAGCACCGTCAGCGGGGGAGACCCGGAGTTGAGGTAAACGATGGTCCCGCGTGGGAAGCTCTCAGGCATGGTTCCATCCAAGGAAAAGCGCGGTCATCAGGAGCGCGGCGCAGACGCACATCAGCGTGACCATGCCGATGACGTAGACCGGGTCGTCGTCGTCCATATTGGTGCCCCTTGCCTATCGGCCGGCGTCGAGGTGCCCTAACCGCCGTTACGGCTGCGGGCGCAGCGCACTAGGGGCGAGCGAGAGTCTTTCATCTCGCCGAGTCGTCGTTCATTTCCGCAGCCCGAGCATGTCCTCGCCGTAGTTCAGCGAGTCGGCGTCATCCTCGTTGCGCTGCTGGCGATTGCCCGCGCGCATCTGTTGCTCTTGGTCCGGCGAGAAGACGTTTGGCCCGGGACGCGCAGCGTCCTGCGCCTTGTCGGCCGCGCTGTTTTCCCACTTGGCCATCGACATCCCGCGCTTCTTGGCCTCGCGCTTGTCCTGGCGGCGGTCAGCGGGCGAAGCTTCGTAGTCGCGCTTGCCGCGTTTGAACTTCTTGGCCATGTCACTGATCCTTGATCGTCTTGACGCCCTTGAGGAGGGTCGCGGGATGCGGGAGCGTCTCGCGCTCCACCGCCATTGCCTTCTCGAGGGCGGCGAGGCTTTCGGCCTCGGTGACCTGTGCGACTTCGAGCCCGTTCAATTCGATAATCTCGTGCGGCTTGACCTTGATGTGCGGCGTGTCCGGTGTGTGCCGCGGCCCATGGCCCGTCGGCTTCATCAGCCAGTCGCCGCTCTCTAAAAGCTCGAGGGGCGTGGCCTCGAACTCATTCCCAAACCAGCGGATGCGGGCCATTTAATCCTTGCTGCGATCGCGCTCGTTGGCGCGCACAGGCGGCGGGGATAAATACCTGAAGAGCGGCGCACCACTCGCGAGCTTCACATTCCACCACGCCGTACAGCCCTCCCACACGCCTCTGGGATTGCCACGCAGCACCGCATTGCGACGCGCCGAGCGATAGGTGGATGCTGATCTCATGCTCTCCTCACGATGCCGATGCCGTAGTTCGCGCCGCAGATGATTTCCTCGGTGACGTACTGGAAGCCAGCATTGGCTTTGATGCGCGCCCAGAGTTCCGGCACGGAGTGGTCGGTGTTGTTGATGTCGTGGAAGCCGACGATGGTCCCGAGCCCGCCGTACCAATCCCAATCCTGGGTCACACCCGGGTCGTCGTGATCGCCGTCGAGGAAGACAAAGTCGTAGTGCGGGCCTTCGGCCTGTGCCCATGCCAAGGCGGATAGATTGTGGCTATTGCCAATCCAACACTCGGCATCGAAGCCCGAGTGCCGCAGCGTAAAGATCGTGTCGCGCAGGGTGTTGGCCGTCACGTACTGCGGCTGGTCGACCCAGTGGCCCAGATCGATCGAGCGCAGCTTTGCGCCGGGGGCAGCGACAGCTGCAAACCCCAGGAGCGAAGCTCCGCCGCGGGAGCCAACCTCGAGGATCGATGTGCTGCCGGCGACGCGCTCCTGCAGCCATTTGAATTCGCCCGGATGCTGTTCCATCAGCGCGCGCTCCGATAGGTGCCGAAGGCAAAATCCCAAATCGGAACGGTGATGCCGTAGTTGTAAGGAGCGCCGTTGTGGTGGACGTTGTGCCAATTGGCGTAAGCGCGCACCCAAGGATGGCGGTCAAGCTGCCAAAAGTGCAGAGCGTGATGCCACCAGCAGAAATATGACCAGCCGACGAGCGCACCGCAGAATGCTCCAAGCGGTAGCAGCAGGTAGGCGACAAGCGCAATGCTCGGAGCGTACCAAAGAGGGAAGATGACCCGTTCGTGCGGATGGGTGTGATGCCGCTCATGCGTGCCGTGCCACATCACGCGATGCAGCAGGGTGCGGTGCACCCAGTATTCGGCAAACGTGAACAGCACGATGCCGAGCACAAACCACAACCACCAACCGGGCGGGGTGTCTGCGACCCCCAAAATGAAAATGACCGCCAAAGGCGGCCACGCGTTGTCGATGTGATAGCGCCACATCCCGTGCTACCCTAGAGAAGTGGTGAGTGTCCTGGGCCGTTCCCGCTCGCGGCCGACGCCTAGCGAAGGCTAGACACTCCGCAAGCCGCCGGGACGGGCCACCGTTCATCAGCGCTTGTGGTTCCAGCCCTTCATCGTCTTGGCGCGAATAGCGTCACGCTTGATCTCGGGGTTCTTGGAGTGCGCCGCCGCCTCCAGGCGCTTCGCCGGAATCTTCTTGTCCTCCGAGATCCCCAACTCCCGATGGAGCTTCCCCTTGTGACCGCCCGGATTGAACTTCTTCGTCGCCATCGCTCACCTCTGCTTGAAACTTGCTGCACCAATGTGTGTCGCGCACCAGCCCTGCGATTAGCTCGCAGCGCGCGAGCCCGTATTGAGACTGCAGTCTGTCGACCTGCCAGTGCTCGCAGCGCTCGCAGTGGTCCTCGCCGCTTGAGTCGGAATAGTCGACGTCGCCCTTGCTGGTCTTGAAGGCGTCGATGACGCCCATCGACTTGAAGATGTCGATGAGAACGCGCTCGCGATCGTCAGGGTCGTCGATGAACGCCGCGCAATCGAGGTCCTGCGGTACGCTCTGCGGCGTCTTGTTCAGGCAGAACTTGATGAGCTTGGCGAGGCCGCGCTCGTACTTGACCGGGCTGCCGCCCTTCTCGCGGACCTTGGCATGCTCGGCGCAGGTCGCATATTCATGCGCCCCGACCGCGGCGGCTCCCGCTCGCCTGTCGTACACATCGATAGGATTGTCGGCGTCGAGGATTACCTTTTCGGTGCCCTCGTGCTCCATCAGGCACTCGACCGTGTCCTGGGGCGAGAGGCCGGTGTCGATCGGGCCGACCTTGATCTGCTCGGCGAATGCCGGATCGAGGATCGCCCGCAGCGCGTCGCGGTCGATGTAGCGCGTGGTGCCGTCGGTGTTGTAGCCGGCGAGGTAGGGCATGTCCCAGCGATCGTCGAGCTGGCGCCAGCGCTGCATCAGGGCCGGCGCTCCACCGGAGCGCATCAACTTGGGGAGTTCTCGGGGATTACAGAAGTTCGCCCGCCGGTGCCCGTGGCCGGCGCTCACGCCGTGTACTCGCCCACGAGGTAGTAGCCATCTTTGCGCAACGGCAGGTGCGGCGCGAAGCCCCAGGCCTCGCGCTTGTCCATGGCATCGTTGCGATACCAAGCCATGCCGTGGGTGCGGCCATAGTTATGAGGAATTTGCTTGCGGATCTCGAAGCGCTGCCCCGGCTCGAGAGTGTTTTCCGCGTCGACAATCAAATAACGCTTTAGGTCGTCGTCGTTGACGGCGAGAACGCCCCAAACCTCGATCAGGTCGTCGGATACTCGGGGCAACTCCTCGGATGAATCGACATCGCGGCGAGGCCGGTAACGGCGGACCGAGGCGATGCGCACATAGCCGTACTCAACAGCGGCGCCCTTTTCGCCAAAGCCCTCCTCGAGCACCTCCTCGATGCCCTCGATCGTGTGAAGGTCAGGCGGGCCCATTGCTCGCCTTCTCTTGCTGTTCGGTGAGTTCAGCCAGCCGCGCCTTGAACGCGGCGAGGTAGGGGGCAAGCACTTGCGGGGACCAAAAGGTCTCCACGCCGTCGTCTTGCTTGAAGATGCGGCCGCATTCCTTCACGGACCCGCGGTGAACGATCTGTCCCCACTCGACCCGCTTGACCGTGGGATCCGTCAGGCTGGCCGGATCGACGGCCGAGTTCTGCATGCCCGACAAGTCCAGGAGGAGCCCGACGCCGTCGACTCGCATATAATGCCAGGGCGGGTCGTGCTGACCTTCCCGCGAAATGAAGACATCCAAGGGGGACACCACATGCTGGTCGATAAGTTCGGGAGGATTCTGTGCCCCAGCTGCGGGATGCCGATGCGTGCCGGCGACCGCGACCGAGAGGGGCGGATGACGTTCGTCTGTGGGCAGTGCTGCGCTGCGGTGACTATGCCGCCGCCAAGGCGGCCGGACCCGCCGCCGCAGCCAGAGGCGGCTTAATCGGGCCAGGAATCGGTCCGCCGACCTATCATGGTGATAGGTGGGCTATCCGCCTGTTTCTTCGTCAGATTTTCCGCCGCGCGCGGTTTGGGCTCTTCCCACTCTTTATATATGTGGAATAGGGGGGGGTGGGGGGGTCCCGAGGGGGGGGGGGTGAGTCTCACCGCTTGCCCTGGCGCCGCGGCCGGATGACGCCCTCCACCTGCGCGCCGTTCGATCGAAGCTCGAGCACCTCGCCGGGCAAAACGACCTTGTGGTCGTCCCAGCCGGCGTAATTCACCCGCAAATTCCCGTCTTTTTCAGCCGAAACGGCCAGCGTGACCTTGTCCGCGCGAAAAACAGGATCGAGCGAGCGCGAAACAGGG